CGACCGACCTGGTAATGGCGCTTTGGTTCGCTGAGCTGGGAGTGCGACAATACCTGCTTGGGGCACGATTCGAGCAGACGCATATGCGGTCTCGATACACCACGCGTGCCGGGCGACGCTCACAAACCGTCGTGGACATTAACGAACTTATGCATACAGGGGCCGCATAGTGTCTCGTACTATCGAGGACATCGAGGCGCGCAGGCGCTCACTCAAAGACCGGTATGTCAGCCGTGACAAGGCTATGGACATGGTCGCTATGGTTCGCCACGGCGACATCGACCGGCTGTTCCCAGACTTCTTCTCCGACGACATCCCCAAGAGCGTGGTCGCCAACCTCGTGGACGTCGCCGCACGAGACCTGGCCGAGGTGATGGCGCCGCTGCCTAACCTTGCGTGCTCGTCGGGGAACATGCGCACCGACGCCGAGCGCAAGCGTGCCGCGCTCAAGAACAAGATCGGGTACCACTACTGGGAAAACTCGATGCTCGAACGGCAGATGTTCGACTTCGCCGACTCGTACAACTCGTTTGGTTTCGCCGCGATGAAGGTGGAGCCCGACCTTAAGGGCCGCGCCCCGCGTATCCGTGTAGTCAACCCGATCGGGGTGTACTATTCGCGTGACCGGTGGGGCCGCACTATCGAGTTTTGTAAGGAGCAGAACGCTACAGCCGGCGAGCTCGCGGCCTTCTATCCCGAGTACCGCGGACAGTTGCTGAGTATGGGCGAAGGTAAGCGCAAGCGGGAAAACAACTCGTGGCTCACTCTCGTCGAATACAACGACTGCGACCGCACCGTCATCTATGTCCCCGAGTGCGCCAACCTGATCCTCGCCGAGGCGCCCAACCCTATCGGGTGTTGCCCTGTTGCGATTGTCGAACGGTTCGATCTCGGGCGTGTTCCGCGAGGGCAGTTCGACGACGTCGTGTGGGTGCAGCTCGCACGTTCGCTGATGGCGCTGTATCAGCTTCAGGCCGCGGACAAGAGTATCAACGCGCCTATCGCAATGCCTGACGACGTGACCGAAGTCAACATCGGGCCTGACGCAGTCCTGCGCACCCAGAACCCTCAGGCGATTCAGCGCGTCAAGCTCGATGTGCCTCGGGATTCGTGGATGCTGTCCGATCAACTCGACCGTGAAACGAAGATGGGCGCGCGTTATCCTGATGCTCGTACAGGTGGGGTAAAGGGAAGTATTATCACCGGCCGCGGCGTCGAGGCGATGCTCGGCACGTTTGATACGCAAATCAAGACGGCTCAGGTATTGTTCAAAGAAGCGCTTGAGCACGCAACAAGTATGTGTTTCGAGATGGACGTGGCGTTGTGGCCGACCGCACGCAAGACAATCAACGGCTCGATGAGCGGCAAGTCGTTCGAAGTCATGTATGTCCCGGCCCGGGATATCGGCGTCAACTACACGACTCAGGTCACCTATGGCTTTGCGGCAGGCATGACCCCGTCGCAAGCAATCGTCACGCTGTTGCAGCTCAGGGGCGACAGGCTAATTCAGCGGGACACGTTCCGCCGTGCGCTTCCCTTCGACGTTGACCCTGACGAAGAGCAGCGCGGGCTGGATGTCGAAGACATGGAAGAAGGATTGAAGCAGGGACTACTCGCCCTGATGCAGGGGATCGGTCCGATGATGGCGCAGGGAGGGGACGTGATGACCGTGCTTAAGGCTGCGTCTACCGCGATCAACCAGCGCCAAAAGGGTCGGCCGCTGCACGAAGCGATCACTGAAGCGTTCACCCCGGAAGAGAAGCCGGAGGAGGAGGCGCCGCCGGGCGCCCAGCCTGAGCAAGGTGGTGGGCCCCCTCAGCCCGGACAACCCGGCGGCGATCTTGAGGGTATCCAGTCCAACGGTCTACCGCAAGGCACAGCCCCCGGCCAGGCAGGTATGGGCCCAGGCGGCATGCCGTCGGTGATGTCGCTGATCGCGGAGATGAAGGGCAAGACCGGCAGCACGCCTAACCTTCAGGCAGGCATTATGAGGAAGATCCCGACCGGATGACCGCACCAATCCCCACCCAGGTCTCAGGGCCGAACCAGCTCTCTAAGCGCACTGATGCCGGCCAGCCGCTGCGGCACATCGCCAACGCGAAGTACGGTGAAGACCGCGACTTTATCGCGCAGCAGAAGGCAGCACCGCTTGCTGATGGACCGGACCGGCCGCAGGGAGCAGGAGTCTCAAGCCTGTCCTCAGAACCCGCGGCCGGTCCACCGAGTGCAGGCATGGCGTCGCCTGCGCCGCCGATCGTACCCTTGTCCGCTCCCAGCCAGAATCCGGGTCAGCACGTCACCACCGGCATGCAGACCGCAGGCCCCCGTCAGCGTCCCGAGTTGAAGCCTGACCAGCTCTCCCAGGCGCTCGCCCCGTACTTCGCCGCGGACGACACAGGCACGCTCGGCTTCCTCGCCTGGCAGCTCGCCGAGATGGGGCTCTGATGGCCAGCAACTACGTACTGGCCACGAGGGGTGAAGCCTGATGGCGCCGTGGTGGTCCAAGATCACGCCAGACTATTACAAGAAGCCTTCCGGTCTGGGTGCGGCAGTGATGCCACGCGCACGCCAGATGGCAGCGGTGTATCACGACACTAGGCTCGGCGACCAGCCTGAGATCGCGGCGGCGTTTCTGAATGCGAACGTCCCGTACTCGGTGGCGCAGCGCGCAGACATCAAGACTCGGATCGCTAAGGCCCAGGCCACCCAGGCTATTCTCGCTGCGGGCGGTGTGCCCGACCAGGCCGACAAGGTCACTAAGCGGATTGTCGAAACCGAAAAGAAGCAGTACCAGATCACCGCGATGCGCAGGTATCTGGAAGAGAACGCGAGCGGTCTGCTCCCCGCCGCGTTCGACACCGTGCAAGAAGGCAGCCGGTCTAGCGTCAAGGGTCTCGGCTCGGCGCTCAACGCTGCGTACTCTGTGTTGACGGTTCCTGCCGCACTCTGGCGCGCTAACCAGGGCCCGGCTGATAACGCGGTCGGTAAGGTCGCTACTACCGGACTCCGCGCAGTCAACGAGTCTGAGCGTGAAGGCTACGGCCCGTTCCAGTTTATGCCCGATATCAACAACCTGGTTGCTGATCTTGCCGGCGTCGCAATCCCCGGCGCGCTAGGCGTGGGCCGCTACCTGGGCGCAGTCCCGCTCACGGGTACGCAGCAAGAAGACATGACGAAGCAGGGTTACGACCCTAACGACTTCTTCTCTCGGTACGCCTGGTATTACGACGGCCAGCAGGCAGGCCAGCGCGCGGTAGCTGACCAGGATGTCGCCTCCTTCTCCAAGGAGTACGGCGCTGAGAGCGCGCAAGCAGTACGCGAGATCTTGACGTCTAACGCGCTGAACGAAGGCAAGTTCGAGGGACTGAGTCCTAACGCGCAAGCTTTCATCGCTAAGGTTCAGACCGGCGACCAGCGCGCCAACGAAGTGTTCGAGCGCATGTCTAAGTCGGCTACGCTCCACCCCGGCTCAGTGATCGCTGACGTGTTTCAGATGGAACGGGGTACTACGTCCGCGGCTGTCGTGTCAGTGCTTGGTGACCTGGCGCTGTACTGGATGGCAGACCCGGTGATGCTTGGCGTCAAGGCTGCCAGCTTTGGCCGGGCACTACATCGCTCGGTTCCCGCAGGAGATATCGCCGCGGGTGAGGCGAAGCTGCTTGCGCTCAAGGTGCCTGGCGAGATCGGGTCTGGTCCTGCCACGTACGCCGGCTCTGCGATCGACGAGGTTATCGACGTCGCCGACATGATGAACATTGCGGAGTTCGGCGCCAAGGGTTTGTCGCGCGAGCAGGCAATCAACTTTGAGAAGGCGCTGACCAACAAGATTGACCGGTTCAGGATCCGCCATCCTGACCTGATGAACCAGCTTGGCCCTGTCGCAAACATCTTGTCGGGCAAGCTGGACTTTATGTACGTTAAGTCTCAGGCTGAGATCGAGCTGGCTGCAACGCGGCTGTCGCGGGGGGAAAAGGTTGATCCGTACCTGCGGGTAAATCTCGGCGGGGCGAAGACTAGTCGGGCGCTCGCTCGTGACCTTGACGGCAAGGCGTCGCAGGCATCGCTGGACATGGCTCGCGGCGAGATCGTCAAGCGCCTCAGTACCTACATCTGGGGCGAAGCTATCGCTACCGGCCGGCCGATCATCAAGGGTCGGGTTCTGATGCCTGGCGAGGTGATGATCAACCGCGCTGTCCGCGGAGCTATCGCGCCGTATCGCAACGCACTACTCGGCCGAGGCACCCTGAAGCAGGCGTGGGATCAGACCAACGGGCTAGTGGTCCACTTCTCCGGCGACTTCGGTCGAGCAACCGACAACTTTATCGGCTCTCGCGCAGGCGACTGGACGAAGGTTCACTACACCACGAAGTGGGGCCCGACGTTCGAAAAGATCGTCAGCCGGTTTGATATGACGTTCTCGAACAAGCACCTCTCGTGGTCTGGCGCTGACGGTACCGAGGTGTTCCGCCGGTTCGCTATCACCTACTTTCCCCGACACATGGCGTACGTCGCCTTGACTAAGTGGGCTACCGGTGGGCCGAATGAGCGCAAGGCGTTGTGGGAGCAGTTCGCCGAAGGCATGGCGCAGGCAGCGAACTTCAAGTCCAACCCGATCGCCGCGGCGGTCACCGATGTTTTGACCAAGGGTGCTTTGCCCCGGCTGCTCGCTGGCCAGAACGGCAACTACGCGCGGTCGGGACCCAACGAAGCGTACGCTGCTAATGCTGCCGACAACACGATCAAGGCCGGCAACGATGACCTCGCTGCGGGTATCTGGGGCTACCAGATGGCGGACGGTGTCACTCTGCCGTCTATGCGCCTGATCAACGCCTACCAAAAGCGTGTCGGTCTACTGTCTGCGATTACCGGGTTTTTCAACTCGCGGATGATCTCGACGCTGACCGCTATTTGGAAGGTCGGCAAAGTCGGCAACCCGGCCAACATGTTCCGCCAGACCGCCGAGCTTTACGCTATGGCCGCGGGCGAGCAGGGTCTCAAGTTCCTTCGCGAGGTCCGTCGCGCACGTAAGTTCGTCCTCGCTGAAAACCTGACCGCTAAGGCGGGAAGCCACGACCTCAGCCGCGCGGCCAACAAGGTTCACGACAATGCGTACGTCCAGGATATCCGTGCGCTGGAAACGTTTGCGAAGCGGGGCGACTGGTTCACGTATCGACAGACGATCGCGCGCATGGCCCTAGCTAACGGCGCCAACCAGCGCGAGGCCCAGGCGCTGGCTAACCTCGCTGACGGCGTCAAGTTCGAGGATCTTGTCAAGGCTGGTGCGGGTGGTCGAGCCGGCCTCGCGCTCGCTGGCCCTATCGACATGTTCCGGCGTGCGCGGGTCGAATGGCTGAAGCGTACCGGCGGGAAGACCCCGTCCAGCTCCACGTGGGAAGTCTGGATCAGCAAGGACTTTCAGCAGAACGTGCAAGCCGGGTCGGTGTCTGATCTCGGCGACGCGGCCAGCTCGGCACTACAGCTCGGTAGCGCACGCAACGCCGCAACAGATATGGCTAGCGTAGCCGCCAGGTCGATCGGTGGACGCCGTCCGATCATTCCGAACTCGCGCGACTGGATGGGCGCAGCCGGCGACTCGGGTGCACAAAACTGGTTCCGCGAGCTTGACGCACGAATGACCGATCCTGCTGGTGGCGGTGACGTTCTGCGCGCGGTAGCGATCGAGGCCCGGCAGACCGGCAGTGCAAGCGCTGCGCAGGTTCTCAATCAGCCGCACAACATGGCAGCCCGCGGCGTCACGCATTCGTACCCGCCTGGCGTCAACACGGCCGAAGAGATCGCCGAATACATTATCCGGCACGACCCGCGCGGGGAACTGTTGCGCACGAACGCGATGCGCCTCGCGTACGAGAACGGCTCTCGGGTTACTACTGCTGCCCAGTTGGACACTGCTGTCGGGGAGCTTGTGCAGGTTCAGCTTCGCGAGGCAGCGCGACACCTGGGCGGCAGGTTCGACAACGCCTCTGGCAAGTTTGTGTACGACGCCGCGTACGGGCCCAACCTGGACAAGATCGCGAAGGGTGGCCACCTGCGGCTGGAGGATCTGTCCAAGATCAAGAGCAACCTGCGCCCGGAGTCGCTGTCCACCCCGATTTTCGTGCCGCGGCTGGTCGAGCCGTCCAAGGAAAAGATCGCCGACATGGCGAGCAAGTTGTACGGGTTTACTGTGGCTCATCCGCTACAGAGACTGGCGATCAACCCGACGTACATCGCGAACCGCACTATCGCGTACCGCGAGCTTGCCCCGGCTGCCGATGCTCTGATCGCGCGTGGGCTCAAGCCGGAACAGGCCGGCGCGTTCCTCGAACTGCAAGCCAACCGGTACGCGGTCAACACCACGTTCCGCTACACAGACAACTCGTTCGAGCAGTCGTTTTTCTCCGAGCTGACTGATAATTTCCTGATGTTCCAGCGCGCGGCCGAAGACTTTATTCGCCGGTTTATGATGGTGACCAAGGCCAACCCGGCAATCCTGTCCAAGGCGTATCTCCTGATGGAGGCAGCGCAGCACTCCGGCGTCATCTACCCGAACGCTGACAAGGACGGCGAAGGCAACCCGGATCCGCACCTTGTCTTCACGTTCCCCGGCTCGGGCATCATGGCGCAAGCTATCGCCGAGGGTGGTCGCGCACTCGGGTTTGGCGACACCGACCTGATCAAGACCGCGCTGTACTCCAGCATGTCCAGTCAGTTGCGGTTCATCAACCCGTCGTTGTCCAACCCGTTCGGGTTCTCGACTACACCAATGATCGGTATGCCGATGCGTATCGTCCGGTCGTGGTTCCCCGAGACGTACCGGCCTATCACCGAAACGCTGGCGCGTATCGAGGGTGGCGGCGAGGAGTTCTTCGCAGAGCAGAACGTCGTGCAGTCGATCCTGCCTACCCCGCTTGCTCGGCTGCTGCCGGCTATCACGCAAAACGATCAGGATGGCCAGCTCGCATCAGCGATCCGCAACGCACTCGTGTACTTCACTGCGAGCGGGAACATGCCCGGCCCGGACGCAACCGCAGATGAGATCGAGGAAGCTAACGACGCGGTCCGGACCCAGGCTACCAACCAGATCATCTGGCGCGCGATTATCGGGTCGTTCTCGCCGTGGTCCCCTGCGTACAACGCGCCGTTGGGTCTCGACCTGCCCGAGGTCAACGCGGTCGATCAAGCGCGGGGTATCAACTCGCTGCGCTCCGAGTGGTTCGAGATCCTGTCTCAGCAGTCCGAGAAGTACGCTGGGTACGAAGGGTTCGCGCACGCGCTCACAGAATGGGGCACTCGGTACCCGCACGGTAAGAGCATCCTCAACCCCGAGGCGTTTGTTGTCGGGACTACGCGCGCACCCGGGACTGCCGAGGGTGCCGGCTCGTTCAACTCTGGTCCCCGGCTTACCGAATGGCTGATGGCCAACAAGGAGTGGGTCAGGTCCAACGCCGCGGTTGCGTACTACTTGCTGCCGCAGTTCGCCGAGGACAACTTTTCCGCTGCGGGTATGCGTGAGCAGCTTATCAACGAGGTTCGCGAACACAAAGACTCGACTGAGTTTTACCGTGACTTGCGTCAGCGTGTCGGTGAGCGCGAATGGTGGGATCGGTACAAGCAGCGCAACGCCGAGCTTGCCCGGGGCAACAGGCCCGCTACTGCGGTGTACCGCGACTTCTCCGAATGGGAAGCAGGTTGGCGTACCGCGCACCCGGCTACCGCCGCAGAGATGGACCGCAAGCAAGACCCGAACACTACCCACTCTGTGGTTGCACCGGCGCTCGGCCGGCTTGTCGAATCGGGGCAGGCCCCCGCTGACGTGAACCTCGATCTCGCCCGCCAGGTTTGGGAGCATTACCGCGAGTACCGCGATAGGTACAATAAGACCGTTACCGGCGATAAGGGCCTGTACGACCGCCGCGGCCTCAACAAGAAGTACCGCGAAGATGGGGACCAGCTTTTCCTGGGCACGCCCGCTGAGGAGCTTTGGAACGCTATGAATGTTTACGAGGGTGACTAATGCCTGTTGATACTTTCGGCTGGGCGAAGCGCGCCGCGGCAGGGATGAGTCTCGGCAAGTACGTCAAGAAGCAGCCGAAGGCGTTTATCCCCAAGGCGCCCGCTGCACGTCGTATGCCCAGCCAGGCCCAGTTCCAAGCGTCCAAGCCGATCCCCCCGCCTAACGCGCAGTTTATGGGCGGGCGAGCCTATCAGGCGCCGTCGCAGTTCAAGCTGGCGAGTGAGATGCTGCTCGGTCCCGGCGACCGTGGCGAGACGAAGATCCCGAAGCCGATCCCGGATCAGGTTACTGACGCCAACTCTTCGGGTGGCGGGTTTACGTCCAGCGGCACCAAGAAGCAGGATCGATCCGGGTGGCTCACCCCGAACGCGCCACCAGTTCCCGGCGCCCCGCCCGCACCTGTCCCCGGCCCGCCTGTCGACGAGGCCACCAAGCTTGTTCAGGAAGCGACCGGGCTCGGCGGTGCGTTCGGCAAGGTCAAGAAGGTTGCCGGCCAGATCGGGTGGCGTGACGACGACAACGACCCTTCGGACGAGCACCTCAACGAGGTCAAGACCCAGGTCGAGTACGCGCTACGCGACAACACGTGGTCGGTCGAGGACCGTGTACGCATCGCGCAAAAGTACCGGGAGTTTGTGTTCCGGTATCAGAACGGCGACGAATCCCTGCGCGACATCAACAACGCCGCAATCATCTCCGAGTACCGCGGATACCTCAAGCAGGCTAAGGAGCGGCAGCTCGACAAGGCTGGTGAAGACGTCGCGACTGTTCCCGACGGGGATCCGTACCACACCTACGAGGGGCCACTGTTCGGCAACACCGCCGACTTTTACGGTCTGGGGATTATTATCTCCCAAGACGAGCTAGGCTTTTACCACCTGAAGAACCAGGCTGATGTCGTCAAGGAAGTAAAGGGCACAGTCAAGGGCAACCCGGCCGACGCGGCTGCACTGATCCAGCGGCTCGCAGCAGCAGGGTATTACGGCGGCGCGGTCGCGAAGTTCGTTCCGCAAAACATTGTGTTCGACGCACAAGGCAACCCGATCGCCGCACGCTGGACTGTCGACGACGACAGGGCGCTCAAGGCCTTCTTGCAGGACGTCTCCGTTATCCAGGCTACGGACCAGCGCGCGTGGGACGAGATCCTGGACGAGCAGGCTATGCAGGCGGACGAGCTGGCCGATAGCGGTATGGGTGCGACTGTGCCGGGCGAGGGGGGCGGGGGTGGTGGCGGCTACAGCAGGGGTGGCTACGGGGGCGGCGGAGGCTACGGCGGTGGTGCACAGTCCGGCGTGTCATTCACCGACGCTAACGAACTTAAGCAGCTGATCAACGGTGCCGCCCGCGCACGCCTCGGATACATCCTTCCCGAAGAAGCTGTTGCACAATTCATCTCCGAGTATCATCGGGCCGAAGCGGAGTTTGTGAATGCTCGCATGACGGGCGGGTCGGGTATGCAGCTTGATCCGGAGTCTCGCGCGTACGCGTTCATCGAAGCCCACTTTCGTAACGAGATGGGCGCGCAAGCCGGAAACAACTTTATCCAGGAGCTGACCGCTTTCTTGATGGGCGGCGGCATGTCTTCTGGTGCGATTGGTAGCTCGTGAATACGCTTAAGCAGGGCGCTAAGGGCGAAGAGGTCAAGCAGCTACAAACCGCGCTTGGCGTAACTCCTGACGGCAACTTCGGCCCGGCTACCGCGGCGGCTTTGCGTGCGTACCAGTCCGCGCACGGACTGACCCCGGACGGTATCGCTGGCCCGCAGACGTGGGGCGCAATCCAGGGTGCGCCTGCTGCCGCGCCTGCTGGTGGTCTCGCCCCTGGCGCTACTGGCCCGCTCGACCCCGAGGTGATCAAGGCGAGCTTCGGGTTTGTTGGCGCGCTAGCCGGCGCGGTGCCCGAGCTGAAGGAACTGCTCAACCAGGCGATCCAAGGCCAGTGGACCAACGACCGGTTTATTATGGCGGTGTCCGGCTCGGGCTGGTACCGGGCCAACTCGGATCGTGCCCGCGAATGGATCACGCTACAAGCTGTCGACCCCGAGACTGCACGGCAGAACCAGATCCGCGCAGCCGGCGAAGTCTGGACTTTCGGTCACGCGCAGGGAATCGAACTCACAGACGACCAGGCGTGGGAAGCGTCGTTGTGGAAGATGTTTAACCCTGGCGTCAGCGAGGACATGCTGCGCGTCCACCTCGCGCGCACGTACTTTAATCCCACGCAAGACTGGAACAAGTTGACCGGAGTAGCCGCACAATACGCCCGGCAGATCCAGGAGATCGGGCGCAACTACGGCTGGGACGACTGGGAAAACTACGACCAGTCACGCGACATGCTGGGCAAGATGATGCGCGGCGAACTAGACGTCGAAGGATTTCAGCGGCGTATGGTCGACAACGCTAAGGTTTTGTACCCGGGCTTGCACGACCAGTTGCTTTCCGGCATGACGCTTAAGCAGATCGCCGAGCCGTACATGGCGAAGTACTCAAACATTCTTGAGCAGCCGCAAACCGCGATCAACTGGTACGACGACAAGCTGATCCAGGGCGCGATGCAGTACCGACCCGAGACAGGCTCCGGTAAGGGTGTCGAGTCTAACGGCGCTATGCCGATGGGTCAGTTTGAGGAGAAGCTGCGGGAAGACCCGCGGTGGCGCAAGACCAAAAACGCTGTTGATTCGACTGGTGCTCTTATTCAGCAAATCGGCAAGGATTGGGGGTATGTCGGACAGTGACCAGCCCGCAGCAGACCGACTCGGATTACGACGACGCATACCAGCTACTCGCGGCGAAGCTGCACGAGTGGGGTATCGATGATCTCGACGAGACCAGCCGCAAGATTCTCACCGAAGGGTATTCGCCTGACGTGGCGCTGCTGCGCCTACAGGACACCCCGCAGTACCAAAAGCGGTTTGCCGCGAATAAGGAACGTTTGAAGAAGGGGCTGCCGGTTCTCAGCCCGGCAGAGTATGTGAACACCGAGCGTGCGTATATCTCCAAGGCGCGAGAGTACGGTTTGCCCGAAGGGTTTTACGACGGGCAGGAAGACTTCCAGCGCTGGATCGCAGCCGACGTTTCCCCCGCCGAGTTCGAAGAGCGCGCGAGCGCAGCCAGTAAGGCATACATCAACGCCCCGCAAGACGTGAAGGAGCAGTGGGCGAACGTGTACGGGCTGACGCCTGGTGACGCTGTCGCTGCGTTTCTCGACGAGAACAAAGCTATGGACATGATCAACCGTCGCGTCGCCGCGGTCAACATTTCTACTGAGGCGCGCCGCGCATTCAACGATCCGTACGCTATCGACCAGGTGCGCGCGGGCGAGCTCGCAGACAAGGGCGTTTCCCAGCAGGACGCGCAGCGCGGTTTTCAGGATGTGGCCGGCAGGTTCGAACGAGACGCCTACCTCGGTCGTCTGGCAGGTGAAGCGTTCACCCGGACCGAGGCGGAAGACGAAGTCCTGCTTGGAGACTCGGGCGCCAAGGCTGAGCGCGACAGGATTTACAACGCAGAGCGCGGGCGGTTTAACGAGAACTTCCTGGGCACAACCAGCGCGGGCGTTGCCCGTAGCGGAGGACAGTTTTAATGAGTAGTATTCCTGTTGTAGCGGTCGGCACCGCGACCTCGCTACCGCCTGTGCGCCTGGTCTTGGCCGAGGGTGACGTATTCGATATGCCGAACGTGTACGACCCTCCGTCTTATTCGGCGGCGCAGGCAGGCAACCTGGAGACTATCCCCCGGTTCGGTCACGTCGGTTCCCCGGCAGTGTCAGGCCAAGCCTGGTTTGTGTACTTTAACCCGCAGGCTGATATCACGATCGCCACGCTTGGTGCATCGTTCGCTGATGTGGCATCGGCCACCCCGACTCTGTCCCGGCTGGGTTTGTACACCGCGTCTGCTAACGACTCGCTCACGCTGGTTGCCCGCACAGCTAACACCACCTCGCTGGGTAGCGTCACGTTCTCTGACGTCGAGCTTGCGCTAGCGACCACGGGTGGGTACCCGGCTAGCTACACGCTGACGAAGGGCACGCGGTACGCGATCGGATACCTAGGCGTTGCGGCTACCGCCGCTAGTCTGCGGGTTGCTGGTGTTACTAACGCGTCGCTCGCGCCTGTGTTGTGCCGCCGGATTACCGGGCAGGCTGACCTGGCCACCTCGTACGCAGTCGGCACACTGACCACGCATTACGACGTTCCGTACTTCTACGCCACTGGTGTGTAATGGCTAACCCTACCTACATCGACTCTAACACCGGGTTCGCTGCCGCTCTCTCCCAGACTATGTCGGCGACGATCGACTGGACTCCGGTCAGCGGCAACTTGTTGGTGTTCGCTGTTGGGGGGGATAAGGATCTAGGGACGCTGACGCTGACCGGGTGGAGTACGCCGGTCAACCTGAGGTCGACGTCTGTTTCCCTTATCATCGCGTACAAGACGTCCGACGGAACCGAGACTGCCGTCTCTGGAACTGTTACCGGCGCCAACACCGCCGGGTCCAACACCTGGGTTGCTGAGTACGCGCAGACAGGCGCGGGTGCGTGGGGCTTGCGCGGTACTGCCGGCACGCACAACACCGACGAATCAAACGTCAGCGCGTGGGATACCGGAACGACCGGAACGCTTGACGGCGACGCTGTCGCTATCGGTGCGTGGGCTATCGACTCGGTCAACACCGCCGGAACGCCTGCGTACACTAACGGGTACACCCAGGTTCGCGTCACAGGCAACGGGTCAGGCCAAGCCGGGTTGTGGGTTGCGCACCTGCTGACGGCCAGCTCGGGCAACACGTACACCGAGACGCTCACGCTCACAGGCCGCACGCCTACCGACCAGATGTCCGGCGGGATCGTCGCGCTTGGTCGCAATCCTGGTGGCGCGGCTGTCGCGCCGTCGTCGATCACCAGCACTGAAGCGTTCGGCACGACTGTCGTCAGTCAGGCTGTAGTCGGTACCGGCGTAGCCGGCGACGAGGCGTTCGGTACTGCAACTGTCGCGCGTGGGGCGACTATTGAAGCGTCGGGCATCACGTCCGCCGAAGCGGTAGGCAGCCACGTAGTCGTCACCACGCAGATCCTGACCCTGACTGGTGTCGTCACCGCCGAAGGTTTCGGATCCCACACAGTCACGATGGGCATCACGGTAGCCCCGGCTGGTGCTGCTAGCGCGGAGACGTTCGGTTCGGCACAGCTCCACTCCTCGCCGTTCACCGTCCAGGCTGACAACCATTTCATCCCGGGCGGAACGCTCACGTTCGATGCACCGCTACCTAACACGACTGCGCACGCAGGTAACGCTATCGTGTTCGTGCTGGTCGGCGACAAGAACATCGGCACGCTGACACTTAACGGCCTGGGCTGGAACGTTCCCGTCAACTTGCGGTCGACCTCGCTGTCGCTCGTGATCGCGTGGCGTGAAGCGGTAGGAGGCGAAGCCGGCGCGGACGGCTCGTTCACCACAGGCAACCCGGGCGGGTCTCAGATCTACATCTCCGAGATTGACTCGGACGACCCCGGAGTCTGGGCCCTTAAGGCTTCCGCCTCGAACAACACCAACGAAACCAACGTGACGGCCTGGTCGACAGGTACGTCTGGTGTCGCGGTTGGTGACGGCAAAGTTATCGCTGCGTTTGGTGTGGACTCGTTCAAGTCGGACACGATCGACACGTTCTCGAACGGGTTCACCACGCTGTTTGCGCAGTCGACTGGTGATGCCGAGACCGGTATGTGGGTGGCGCAGCACGGCGCTGTGACAGGTGTGGCCTACGAGTCCACGCTGACGCGGACAGTGTTCGTCGACCCGGTAGTCGCAGACCAGATGTCGGCAGCCCTGATCATCCTGGGCAAAGCGTTCGTGCAGGATCTTGCGCCGGTAGGTATCGAGCCTGGCGAGGCGTTTGGCGTCACGGTTATCCCGGGCCCGCTAGAGCCTGGTGGTATCGCGAGTGCCGAAGCGTTCGGGTCGCTGACTATCGCAGTCGGCGCACTCATCATAGTCCCGGTCGGGGTCGGGTCCGGGGAGGGGCTGGGTACGCCTGTCCTCTCCTCGGGCTTTGTCATCCAGGCTATCGGCGTAGTCAGCTCGGAAGCTTTCGGAACCCACGTCGTCGCGATCGGTGCCCGCAAGTTTTGGCTAGGGGGGGTGCACGTCGAAGCCGTCAAACTTGGTGGTCAGACGGTTACTGCTGGATACGTAGGCGCCGCGCTCGTCTGGTAGGGGGTGCGGAATCCCCCACGTTTTATAGTAAAGCCACCTTGAGTAGATGTTTACCGAGCCTGCTCAAGCGTAACGGAATCGGTCACGGTATCCGCACAGGAATCCCCCTCAGCCTGTGTGCGTCCGCCGAGGGTGCGAAGGAAGCAGAACTAAATTGTCTAACGAGTTTCTTGCCGACGGTCAGGAAGATGTGACTAGTGGGCAGGAGTCCGGCACCGCCCTGCGCAAGTTCGCTAACGAGCAGAAGAAGCTAGCGGAAGAGCGCGCGGCTGAGCTGGCAGAGCTTAAGGCACAGTTCGCCAAGATTCAGGCAGGCGAGATCTTCACCAAGCTTGGTGTTCCCGACAAGGTCCGGAAGTTTTATTCCGGGGAGCCTACCGAGGATGCTATCAAGAGTTGGGTGACAGAGAACGCGGACGTTTTCGGTATTGAGGTTGGCGCAGAGACCGCCACGCAGACCGAGGACCAGGCGGTACAGCATGCCCAGCTTGGCGCAGTCCAGCAGGCTCAGCAGCTTGGTGCGGATCGCGATACGTCGTGGACTCGGGAAGGCATGGCGCAGAAGCGCGCAGGTCTGCTTGCTAATGGCAACTCCCTCGCCGACCTTAATGCTGTCCTCGCTGAGATGGGCGTTCCTAACGTCCCGATTCAGGGCGGCATGATGTGATTCCGAATGGACTAACCCCTCATGGCTATTGTTAATACCACTAACTGGAGCGAGTATGTCGAGGAGGCTTTCGACACTACTGTCGCTTGGTTCCTGCGTGACATGCCGATGTTCCGCCAGATCGTTGACAAGCACCCTGTCTCGCAGGCGATGCCCGGTTCTCCGATCACCCTGACTATTGACGGTGAGCTGCCGCTCGCTACCACCCCGCTGTCCGAGGCGTACGACGTTGACTCGGTTGCGATGCCCGATCCGCGGCGCGTGCAGGTCACCCCGAACGAGTACGGCAACTCCACGATCCACACTCTCAAGCTGACCAAGCAGGATTTCACGCAGGCTACTGTCCGGCGTATTTCCCAGTCGCTGGCGTTCAACCAGGCTGACTCGATCGATCAGCTCATCAAGACGATTATCGATGCCGGGTCGAACGTGATTCACACCACCGAGGCTGCCGGCCCGGGTACCGCGACTGGCCCTGCTGATGAGCCGTTCAACGCCTGGACCGCTGCGGCTGCTGTCTCGCTGCTCCGTGGTCGCAAGGCTCAGGGTCGCGAAGGCGACATGTACATGGCGTACATCCACCCGGATGTTGCCTACGACCTGCGCCTTTCCTCGGGCACTCAGTCGTGGCGTGCGCCGCACGAGTACGTGGACACCAGCAACATTTACTCCGGCGAGGTTGGCGCTTTCCACGGCGCCCGCTACGTCGAGACCAACCGTTGCACTGTGACCGCGGGAACCCCCGACCTGTACAAGACGTACTTTTTCGGGCGTGAGGTTCTGCTTGAGGCCAACGTCGTCGAGCCGCACACTGTTGTGGGCCCGGTTGTCGATAAGCTGAAGCGTTTTTATCCGATTGGTTGGTACGCCTTCCTCGGGTGGACGCTGTACCGCCAGAACGCACTCCAGCTCGTTTCTTCGGAGTCCAGCCTGGAGACCTCCGGCCTGGTGGATCACACCACCTACGACCCGAAGGCGTAAGGCGTAGCTGGGGGCGGGGTGTTATCACCTTAAATCCGCGCGGGCCGCCCCCGGCTCGATCACCCCTCTTTCTCTAAGGACTGAATAATGGCTAACGCTCTTTACGGCAAGGGCCGTGAGAAGTTTCTGAATGCGGATATCGACTGGGCTGCCGACAACATCAAGGTTGTTTTGGTCGACGTCGCCGACTACACCGTTAGTATCGACACCCACGAGTTTCTGAGCGATGTTGGCGCGGGTGCGCGCGTCGCTACTTCCGCCAACCTGGGCACCAAGACCAGCACGCTTGGTGTTGCTGATGCTGCGGACGTGACCCTGTCTGCGGTTACTGGCGACCAGTCCGAGGCGCTTGTCATCTATAAGGACACCGGCTCTGCTGCCACTTCTCCGCTGATTGCGTACATTGATACCGCGACTGGTCTGCCAGTGACCCCGAATGGCGCGGACATCACGATCACGTGGGACAACGGAAGCAACAAGATCTTTAAGCTGTAAGGAGTAGTCCTCTAGTCTAGGAGGGCTAGCCGTGGCTGAGGCAGGTGTTACCCAGGGGTGGGGAACCCCGATTTACCAAACCGAATTCCCCGAGACGGGGAACCCCAACCCCACGTGGTGGAGCCGCTACGACGGGCCTGGCCACAACGGCAACGGCACGCGCGACCCGGAACGCATCCAGGTAGCTAACGGCGTGATGACCCTAACGGGTCTAGCCAACGGTTCTACTGGCGGTATGGCTCACGAGCTGGGCCAGCAGTACGGCCGGTGGGAAGTGCGCATGCGTGCGTACTCGACTGGTCCGTCCGGTTCGCAGTACCACCCTGTCCTGATTGTCTGGCCTGACTCGGATGATTGGCCCGAAGACGGCGAGTACGATTTCCTGGAAAGCGACATCGGGGACACCCAGGCTGGTGCCTGGATCCACTACCCGCACAACCCGGGCGCAGTCCAGCAGGTAGGGCCCAACTCGAAGACTGTCTCCGGTGGTATCGCCGAGTGGCACAACTACGCTATCGACTGGCAGCCGACTGGCATCACTTGCTACATCGACGGTGCGTACTGGTTCGGCCCGCTCTCGGGCGGCGCTAACTCGTCGCGTCGCAACATTCAGGCGATGCCGTCTGGCCACCTCACGATTCAGCTTGACGGGTTTCACGGCGACTCAGGCTACCGGCCCGCTAAGATGGATATCGAGTGGGTCAAGATTTACGACAACGCTACGTCTGGTGGCGGTAGCAACGCTATCACCGGCGCTGGTGGTATTGCTGCGCCCGCGTTCCTGCCGCCTGCGCCTTTTGTCGGCAACCGCTTCCGGATGTACCTGACGAACACAGCTGCGGAAGCTGAGCCTACGCCGCACACAACGTGGGAACAGGCTAGCGGGTACGTAAAGCGCAAGCTGGATCTCGTGAGGGCCGGGGCCAACACCTCGGTTGCTATCGCCGAGACCAGCGTCACAGCGAATTATGATGTTCTGCTGGGCCAGTGGGTTTCGCGGCCGATGACATCAGCGGGCACGCTTAAAGGCCCGTACACTATCGTCACCTCGATCTCCGAATCAGACCTTGCCGCAGACTTCCAGCGCGCGGGCACAGTCCGGGTGGTCTCGGGTGACGGGTCGACTGTCCGCGGGGTTTTCACCTCGTGGTACCAGAGCGCAGAGCTGACGACCACCGGCCAGGGTTACGCGACGGTCAACTCTGCCGGGCCGGACGTGGCCTGTCAGGTTGGCGACCGCCTAGTCGTCGAGCTGGGATACAAGTCGACTAACGCAGTAGCCACTAGCTACACGGGCACACTGCGATACGGCGGCACCGCTGGTGATGTCGAGCACCTAGACACTACTGGTCTCACAACCAACTCCCCGCACATTGCGTTTCCTGACCCGGCTGTCGAGCGGCTGTTCCGTGGTCAGATAGTCGCTGCCGTCTCGGTCGGATCGTCGGAGGCGTTCGGCACCGCGGTAGTCACGCAGCCCCCGGTACTGGACCTCGGGCCCTCGGGTATCGCGTCCGCGCAAGCTGTCGGGGCGCACACAGTCACCGCGCTTGCGTACGTTCTTCAGCCTGAGCAGTTCGGCGGGGAAACGTTCGGCACGCTGTCGGTCAACCAGTCGATCGTGGTGCCTACAGGTATCCCGTCTGACGAGTCGGTGACCAGCCCTACCCGGGTGATCCGCACCGGCGATCTGTTCCCTGCTGGTATCGCATCTACTGAAGCTATCGGCGCTGTCGCCCTGCTGTACATCCAGGGAATTAACGTCGAAGGCATCTCGACTTTAGAAGCGTTCGGCGAAACTAACGTCGAAGACCCGAACCGTATAATTCGTCCGGCTGGTATCTCTAGCGCGGAAGCGTTCGGTGTGTTCGGCGGGGCTAGCCGGCTGCGCACGTTCAGTATCGACTCGGCGGAAGCGTTCGGGTACAAGCGCCTCGCGGTCAAGTGCGGGCGGTGGCGGCTTGTTCAGCCCACGCGTATCGAACGGCACCGCATCGGTGGCCCGTGGAACGTGTTGTACATCACGAACGTAATCGGTCTAACTGTGTACGGGACAGGCCAGATCCTGCGCACACAAGAAAACCCGCGCGCTGACGACCTTACCGCTGCACAATACGTGTGGCAAGGCGGGCGGGATAACATTACAGAAGATCAGGCTATCCGGGATCTCTGGGTGGCGAATGGCTATTCCGTGGAGATGAGTTTCTGATGGCTTTCGATCGTTCGATCATGAAGGGTATGACGTTCGGGGAGCCGGTCACCCTGACCGACGCTGCGACTGTGGCAACTGATGCGAGTCTTGGTACCCGCTTCCTGCTCAGCACCGCTGCCGCCCGAACTATCGGTATCCCGACCAACCCGGTAGATGGCAAGCTGGTTATCTGGGAGATTAAGAACACCTCGGGTGGTGCGCTGACCCAGACCTTTACCTCTACCGCTGGTGGCCTGCTGCCGATGGAGACTGTGGAGGGTTCGCCTGTCGCGGACACCCCGGCTGCTATCCCGATCCCGGCTGGTGAGGTCGGCGTGGTCGTGGCGTACTACTCCGCCTCGCAGGGGTATTGGGTTCCGATCTCCATCAAGGCGTCGGTCTAAGAATGTGCCGGTCGGGTTGCCCTACTCAGGATCATGCATCGTGGGGCGAATGCTTCAAGGCGTCTGGTGTTGAGTTTGGCGACCCGACCCAGCGCAAGCGTACGTCGCAATGGGATGGTGAGCTAGCTCGGTATCGCAAAGCGCGGGAGGTGGACGGGCTTAAGCCTTCAACGACTCGTAGCTCTGATATCGAGCTGGCTTACCGTATGGCAGACAAGGGCGTGTTCAGGTAATGACCAGCAACTACGTACTGGTCATGGGGGTTGAAGACTAATGCCAACATTCCGTGAGATGGTCGAGGAGGCGCGCGGTGTCCTTCACCAGTACACGACCAACCGGCCGGTCCTCGCTACGTTCACGGGATGGCAGGTAACCGGGACCGACATTACCGGCGTCAACCTTGCTGGTCTGTCCGGTCAGCAAAAGGTGGTTAACGCGTTCGTCGAGCTTGGGCACGAGCTCGTCTATGTTGCGGCGCACGACCCGGTAGCAGGCACGACTACCGCCCCGCCGTGGTTCAGGCAGCAGCAGGGATCCCCGGCCAACACCAGCTACCCTGCTAACAGCATGGCGGTAATCAACCCGCAGTGGCCGTGGCACCAGGTGGCTAAGCACGTTGCGACTGGTATCGGGAACATGTACCCGTCGCTGTTCCAGGTGAAGAACACTACGATCGTGACGCAGACGCTGACCGAGCGGTACGAACTGCCCGACGACGTCGACGAAATCGTAGCGATCAAGCACGAAGACAACCGACACCCTGCTTTGCCGCAGCGCGAGGTTTCCCGCTGGACCCTGGAGACCCGGGCAGGTGACGGTAACCGGTACCTTTTCATGGAGCAGGTGGGCGTTGCGGGACAGAATGTTTACATCACGTACAAGGCTTCCCCGACGATCCCGGCTATCACGACAGACGCCGACTGGTCCACTACCGGTCTCCCGGCTACCGCGTCGGACTTGCCCGTGTTGTGGGCAGTGGCGCAGATGCTCCCCTCCGCAGACGCGAGCAAGTCGCAGATCACTAGCGTAGAGCAGTCGGAGCGGAACAGGTTCGTGCAGCCTGGCGCAGCGAACGCGGCTAGTCGCAGGTACCAAGAGCTGTATATGGCACGGCTCGCCGAGGAGAAGCGGAAGCTTAACGATCAGTTCCCGCCCAGACTGCATCGGAATATGAACTGATGAGCTTTGACAGCACGGTTATTCGTCCGCCTCTCGGCGACCTTTTGGAATTCACCCAGCTTGAGGATCGTGTTGCCGACCTGGAAGAGCAGGTGCCGGGACCTGTCCAGGATGAGCTTGACCAGAAGCCGGACTCCGCAAGTATCGACACGATCGTAACCCTCACGCAGGCAGAGTATGACGCACTGACGCCTGACTCCCGAACTCTGTATATCGTGGTGGAAAGCTGATGGCTCACAACTACTCGAACACTGCATCGACCGCGCAGCTTGACGCGCCGCTCAACTCCAGCTCTAACGTCTTTCAGGTTACCGGCCTGACCGGGTACCCGGCCGCGCCGTTTTTCGTGCTGATGGACCGGGACACGTCGTCGGCCGAGCTGATGGAGGTGACGCAGGTTGCCGGCTCGACGCTGACCGCTACGCGCGGTGCTGGTGGTACTGCGTCTACGTCGCACGCAGCGGGTGCAACTGTCGAGCACGTGATCCCTGCTGCTGTGCCTCAGGCTGTTGAGGCGCACATCGAAGCCAGCACGAACATTCACGGTATTACTGGCGCGCTCGTGGGTGCAGACGACAACACCACGCTGACCAACAAGACTTACCGCGGCGCTGGTCGCCACGTTTATTCCGACACGCTGCCTGCTAGTCCTGCGGCTGGGTTTATTGTCGAGGCTGATTCGTCGATCTCGCGTGACGGGTTTGTTGCTGCGGGCGTGGGTGCTAACGCTGACCGGTCCGGGTTTCTGCTGACGCAGTCGGGTGCCGAGCGGTTCAAGGCCAGGTACGACGGAACTGTTCAGGTCAATCCGTCGGGTGCCAGCTCGCACCCTGCTGTTGAGGTGACCGGTACTGTTGTCGCCGAGGATCTGACGGTGAACAACGACGTGTCCGTACTGGGTCAGCTCTCGGTTATCGGGGACATGTCGGCCGGGTCGTCTACTGTCGCGAACGCTAACGTGGCGCAGCAGCTCGCGGTCACGGGTGCAAGCACGCTCGGGCAGGTCACTGCATCGGGGCTCGTCACAGCGAACAGCGGGCTGACCGTGAACAGCGGCACCACTACTACAACCGGGCCGATCACGGTCGCTGCCGGCAACGTCACCTTGTCGGGCGCTGACGCACGCGTAGGCCTTCCTGCCAGCCCGACCGCGCTAAGCCCCGGTACGGTCACCGGCCAGATCCGCTACCGCAACAAGGCTGTTGAGGCGTGGGACCAGGCTACCGGTAACTGGTACAACCAGGGTGGCATGCTCGGTCTCGGCACTGTTTTCAATATGGCGGGTGGGCATATCACGGCTAGCCGCGCGCTGCTGTACGAGTACACGTTTAGCGGCTACGCCTCCGCAGCCCCGTACAACGTTATGGTTCAGGGCCAGTGCGAGGTCAACAACGCTACCGGCGGTTCCCGCTGGGATCTGTTCTGCACGATCGATGACGAGAACCCCGACCCGGGCGGCGCTAACGTGCTTGCTGTCGGTGTCGGCAACGGCTTCACCCAGACTGGCACCGGAGTTTCCGCTAGGCTGCAAGGCGCGCACACGTTCCGGCTTGTGCTCGAACGCACCGTAGGCGGGGGCGGGGAGTCGTGTGACGTCACTGCGTTCAACCAGTCGTTTACCGTGATGGTAATCCCGTCGGGTCAGACTACGTAATGGCTACATTCAACCTGCTGCCGCCTACACCGCCTGTTGTACTCGCGGGGTCGAACGCTGCTGTCGTCGATCCTGGTGACGGCTCGGGCGGTGCGGTTGTTGCGGGTGGAGTTCAGTACGACTGGCTGATCGACGGTATTCCGTTCCTGCTGTGGCCCTCCGAGGAGGATCCGTACCTACGGGACACGAAAGAAGACGTCAAAGACCAGTTCGATTCTAGCCAGGAAGCCGGCGAACAGTCGTTTGGTTATTGGTGGCTGCGCTCTCAGGCTAGCTACCATGGCGGGGCAGGACAAGCGTACCTGGACTCGGATGCACGCGATCAGGTAAGTCGGGTACGGTACTACTCCTCGTCGGCGCTGGATCCCTTCACCGCCCAGGGGCAGGTTACGGTTAACCCTGCGTTCTCCCGCCAGGTTGTGAGCCGCCGAGGCTCTGCGCTGGTGACGTGGAATGGCGTGCCACGGCTAGCCACAGCGAGTAGTACTAACAACCAGGTGTTTATCGCTGACATCCCCGACCTGACCAGCCAGACTACTGTAACGCTCGGCGCTAGCGGTGTGTGTCAAGCGATCACGACCGACGGGGAAAACCTGTACGTCGCGGTGAACGATCACGTCTGGAAGATCGATGATGACGGCGATGAGACAGACCTGGGTGAGATCACGTTCGTCGGTCCGGTCTCGGTCGGCTTCGCCAAGTCTCGCGTTATCCTCACTACAGGCGCCGAGGTGTGGGAAGTTGACGTCACCGGCGGCGGGGTCAACACCAAGCTGTACACCCATCCGTCGGACCACTGGCGGTATACCGCGGTAGCTGACGGCCCGAACGGGATCTACCTGTCCGGTTACCTAGGTCCACTCTCCGAGCTGGCACTGATGACGGTAGCCGATACCGGCTCTGGCCTGGAGATCGGGCCGCCTGTCGTGCAGCTCCGCACCCCGCCGTCCGAGATCATCAACGGTATTGTATTCTACCTGAATGCCTTCTTCGGTCTCGCGACGTCTAACGGTATTCGGGTTGGTCAATTTACACCTTACGGCCAACCTCAGTACGGGCCATTGCTCAATCCAGGTAGTACTACTTACTCGGTCGCAGGCTCAGGCTCACTTCTCTATTTCGGCGGGGCGAACAGGGTTTGGGCTGTCGATCTGGGTACACAGATCGCCGAAGGTCGTTATGCGTATGCTGAATACGGATCCGGGATCAACCCCGCCTCAAGCTCCGACCCACTAACCTCGATCGAGGTTGCCGTACTCGACGGGGTAGACCACCTGTTCGGGGTGCTCAACTCAGGTGCGGTGTACTTCCAGCCGGACGAGCCGGGGTACCCCGCATCAGGCACGCTGACGACGTCGTGGGCCAGGTTCGGAACTGTCGAGCCTAAGCGCCTGCACTACATTCGGGTAGAAGGCACGTTCCCTATCCCGGTGACTACCGGCCTGAGCGCTATGACGATTCGTATCGAGTCGATCGACGGGGGCAGTAAAACCTTTCAGGTTCCGGGCGGCAAAACGTTTTACGAGTTTGGCGTCAACGACTTTGCCAGCTCGGAAGCATTCCGGATTGTGTTCACTGTGACGCCCGGAACTATTATGCGGTCGTGGCAGTTCAAGGCCCGGCCCTCGCCACTCCAGTACCAAGAGTTCATTCTGCCGCTCGGGTGCTGGGATGTTGAGACTGCCGCCGACGGGCAGAACGTAGGCTATACCGGGTACGCGATAGACCGCCTTCTTAGACTAGAGGAAGCGGCCCGGTCCAACCGGATTGTCACAGCCTCGGATAAGTATGCGAACACGCAGGCTCGGGTACAGATCAGCCGCTGCCAGTTCCGACAGACTGTGATGCCCGGCCGTTCAGACCGCAGCGGGGGCAAGGTCACCCTCGTTCTAAGGTTGGTGTAATGCCCCCGGAAGTCAGCACTATCATTCTTGTTGGTATCGGCGTCCTTATCGGATGCCTTGTTATGTCGAACCTCGCATTGCGTACGCGCGTGCGCCATCTAGAGCAGCAGATCGCAACCCTACTGAACGCACTCGGAATCGGAGTTAACCATGGCTACGCGACGCGATTGGGCGGACCTCGGGGAGCGGACGGTGAGCACCCTGCTCCAGGCGGGACTAGTTGAGTCGGGGATCTTCCTGCTCGATGCGCCGCAGTGGGTACTGATTCCTGTGATCGGTGCGGTTACCGCAGTCAAGGCGTACTTTGCCCAGAAGTTTGGTAACCGCACCAGCGCAGCCTTGCCGCGTGATCTCGAACGGATCTAGCCGAACAGCGGGATAACGTCCGCGTTGGTGTCGTCGTCCGCGAAGAACTCGAACTCGTCCATCACGTCGTCACGCGTCGCCCGCAAGCTGCTCTTCCCGATGTAGAGAAGAGTGATCTCTGGCGTCGCGTGACCCAGCATGCCCTGCACCACCACGATCGCGTTGTCAACACCAAGCGCGATAAGCGTTTCGTACATAAACCGCGCGTAGCTTCGGCGCAGAGTGTGTGACCCGATCGTGTCGGTGTAGCGCTTGTCGCTGCGCTCGTGCTCGGGCAGCCGCTCAACAATCCGCGTCTTGATCGTGGCCCACAAGTCGTACCGCTGCTTGTACGGGTTGACCATCCCGTCGTACCCGGTGGCGCCGTTAGTCCTGAACGCAGGAAACAAGTACTCGTCACCGCGTAGCTTGCGCCCGATCACCTGCTCGTACATCGCCAGATACGTACGCATAATCGCGGTGAGCTGACGCGTCATAGTGATGCGGTCCATGGTCCCTTCGTCCACCTTGTGGCGAACGATGCCCACCTTGCGGGCGTCGAGGTCCATGTCTTCAACCTTGATCGTCACCAACTCGGACGAGCCACGGATCAACGTCATGCAGCAGAACGCGATCAGCGCGCCGAAGTACCAGCCGCCCGGCTTGCTGAACTGCGCCTCCCACAAGTCACGCAGCCACTCACCGGTGAAGTAGCGGGCCGGCTTGGCCCGAACGTTAGTCGTCTTACCGGCGGGCACGTCTTCGCCCGTGATGTCCCACGCATCCTCGATCTTGCGGCCCCACGTGACGAACGCGCGCACGATCCCGATGTAGGTCCGCTTGGTGTTCTGCGCTTTGCCCGCGTACATCGCTCGGAGCTGCCGCCCTACCCACGCACCGTCGAGAGCAGACGCAACCAGGTTCTCCGCATCGTGCGCCTGGGCAAGGCGGTTGAGCACCGAGACCCGGATCCGGCTGGGCTTCTGGTTCTCGTCCCGCAAGTACTGAAGGTGAGCGTCCACGAACGGCTGGAGCTTGCGTCCCTGGTGCTGACGACGACCCATCACGACCCCCTGAAAGTGCCTCTGACCAGCAAAGATACTCACGAGGTTCAGGCTTTACACGGTATACTGAGTGATATACGCGGGCGGTGCCTGACCTGCTGGTATGTCCTGTAAACCTAGAGGTCTGGGCGAGGTTCGTCAAGCTCGGGGTTCGTCGCTCTCGGTAGTGACCTGCCCCGGACGGTGTGCTAGCTTGAGTTATGTCTGTCAACCTAACGGGGGAGAAGGCATGACCACTACGGACACGCGCCGGACATGGAACGTCGACGAGGCGTGGGCCAGGTACAACGAGCTGAACCCGGACACGGGCACGCGCCTGCACTCGGTGCGCTCCCTGGCCCAGGAGATCGGCGTCAGCCACACCGCCGTGGCTACAGCGTTCAGGGAGAAGCGGGGTGGCCACGCACCGCGGGAAGCTCTGCTCCCGTACGAGGTGCCCAGGCACATGCACCGTTCGACCACAGGCCAGCGGCTGCGGATGCTCGCCCACCGGCACAGAGGGGACAAGCTTCCGGAGAGGGAGGCGAGAGTACTGGACCACTGGTTAGCGTCGCTCACGCCAGGTCTCGTGGTCGTGTATGACGTGCCGGATAACGACTGGGCGTGGCGGCGTCCGCTCGCAGCGGACACGATCGTGTTCGGGATCATGACAAGCAGGCCGGACGAAGGGTAGAGTTCGCGCTGCGCCTGGCATGCGAGTGGGGCAGGCGTGAACACGGAGGCCGGGGGTGGGGAACCCCCGGCTTTCTTTATGTGGTAGCTTGCGCGGGTCATGTTGGCTCGACCCCGGCACGACACCCCTGGCGGGGTCAGTTCGGGCTGCTACTGTGGCTGGCCCCGCCTCTATACTTGTCCGGTCTCCCGCACGCGTAGGAGCCCCAGCCGGACAGCAAAGAACCCTCCACCTTTTGAGGTTAGGCGCCCGGGGTGGAGGGCTTCTTTGCGTTCGGGCGGTTGCAGCTAGCACCCGGGTCCCTGCCGGGCGGTTAAGGGATAGCCGGCGTGCCGAGCACGTTGCGAGGGATAACCCGCACCTGGCCTGAGCGCACGCGCGCAGCGAACCTGGCGGCGTCGCCGTCATCCATACCGAGCAGCTTGCCCAGCTCCCGCCCAGACAGCCCCGGCCGGTGACGGTCAGCTTGCACGACCAGGTACCCACGCTCCGCCTCGGTGAGGTTGCGGCCTACTGGTTCACCGCTCCACGCCCGGTCGAGCGCTACGTCGTCGAGGTGTTGGCACGCGAGCTCGGACCGCGGCTTGCCTGTCTTCTTGACCTGCTCCCTGTACGCCCGCTGGGTGCACGACCGGCACTTGCCGCTGACCGGGTAGAAGCTGGGGCGCCCGCACTTACACACGTTCACACAACCTCCGTCTTGCTTGGGTTTCCAATGCTACACCGCACGTGAAGCGCCTGCGCCAGGCTCGTAGGGTGATCTTCGGACTCTAGGTTTGGGGGAGCTGCATGCGGGTACCGGGGCGTCCGGTCATCAGGTTCAGCACGTCACCACCACCGGTCAGGCCGCCGTGTACGGGTCGCTGGAGAGAGTGGGAGGAGGGCCAGCCGGAGGCGATCGAGGCGTGCGGGTACTGCCCTGCTCGGGGGTGGTGTGCTAGCGAAGCGGAAGCGGTACTAGACGCGGGCTACGCCTTGACGGGTGTGTGGCACGGCCGCCTCTACAGTGACCAGACGGCAAGCGCGGGGGTGGGCTAGATGGGTCGCAGGTTCAACGGCTGGTTCGCTGTGTGGTTCGACCACGACGGGGTGGTGCAGCGTGCGCAGCTACCCGACGGTCACACCGACGCTGACTACGACGTGATGCGCAGAGTCACCGACATGATCCCGCGCGTAGTCACTGCGTCCGAGGCGGCAACGGACTACATCGAGAAGCCGTCTGCGTGGTTCCGCCCGTGAAGCTGCGCACTGGCCGAGAGAACGGCCGCACGATCTACATCCAGCGTGGCGACGAGCCCGCCAAGACTGACCCGATGGTCGCCACCGCAGACACGGCACCGCTAGCGGCCCGGCTGGTGGAGGCGTTCAACCAGGTGAACCCGGATGCGGATACCTGGTTCGCTACCCAGATCGTCATCTATGGACTGGACGTGTTCCGACAGGCGCCCAATGACTGACCTGGTCCTGTCGCCTAGCCGTGGCAGCAAGTACTTGCAGTGCGGTGTTGCTTACGACCTGCACTACAACAAGAAGGTTCCGCAGGTTCCGCGGGTCTCCACGATCGGGGGCAACGCGTTCCACGACTACGTCGAGGCGTACGAGTACTACCGCCTGGCCCCTGTCGACGAGCCGATGGACTTCGCCTCCTACTTTTACGCGCGCGTCGAGGAGCAGGAACTTAAGAGCGGGGTCAAGCGCGAAGACTTCAAGACCAGCGGACGCAAGACCAAGGCACTCCCGAACGGCGAAGACCTCACGTACTGGGCCGAGGTGCTGGGTCCCGACCTGACTGCGCAGTACGAAGCGTTCGACTGGGGTGACTGGCAGGTAGCCACGGACTTGCCGCCTGACGCCGAGGGTAAAACGATCGGACTTGAGTACCACCTCGTGCTGCCTGGCCTACCGTGGCAGGGGTACGCAGACCGGATCGACATCGACCCGATGGGGAACTACCGCGTTATCGACTACAAGACCGGTAGCAAGTTGTGGAAGTCGACGCAGCTAGACGAGTACACCGAGGCGTTCCGGATCCACGGTATCCCGATCAGCTACTCAGGGTATTACAACGCCCGCAAGATGGAGCTCTCGACCAGCCCCCGCCGGTGGGACACCGCTACGTTCCTTGAGTTGACCGCGCACCAGCGGACAGGTATCGAGGCAGGGCACTTCGCACCTAACGTGGGCGACCACTGCGGCTGGTGCAACGTCGCAGATCACTGCAAGTTTAGGCCCGTGAAGTACTGACGCTCGGCTCGTAAGTTTGCCTGCATGGCAGATGGCGTTAACCGCGTGTGGATGTCCGTGGATCTGGGTTCGTTCAGTCTCGGCAAGAAGGTCAGCGTGTTTGCGGGTGGCGATACCCCCGCCGAGGTGCACGACCGGCTGAGTGGTCTGCTCGGGTCGCATGTTGTTGACGAGCTGCTCGGTAAGATTGTTGAGGCGTCGGGTGACTCGTTCGCTAACGCTGTCAACAACCTTCAGCAGGGTGGACTGGTGGGCGGCGGTACTGCTGCCCCGGCGCGTAGTGATGGGCCGGTGTGTCAGCACGGTCCCCGCGTGTACAAGAACGGGCAGTCCGCTAAGGGCCCGTGGTCTGCGTGGATGTGCTCGCTCCCTAAGGGAACGATGGGTGCATGCCCGCCCGAGTGGGTGAAGTAATCAGCGGCTGGGAGATCGCGGGGTTCGTGTTCTGTTACCTCGTGGTCTCGGCTGTGTTCGGTTTGTGTGTCGCTGCTGTCCTCAAAGACAAGGACCTGTAATGAACCGTGACATCGCAAAGCGTTGGGTTGAGGCGCTGCGTTCGGGTGAGTACAAGCAGAGTCGTTCGATGCTGCGCAACAAGCACGGGTACTGCTGCCTCGGAGTGCTGTGCGAACTCGCTGTGGCTGACGGCGCGATCCCTCCTGCCGTGATCGACGAGGACGCGATCGGGTACTACAACAACACGTACACCTTGCCGCCTGTCGAGGTGAAGGAGTGGGCAGGCAACACCAGCCAGGGCTGGTATGTGAACCGGCCGCAGCACGTCGACGCCGAAGACGACTTGTGGGTGGAGCTGATCCCTGTCTCATTCCTGAACGACGCGATCGAGATGTCGTTTCCGCAGATCGCTGACCTGATCGAGCAGACGTACGTTACGGAGGCTGTTATGACCGCGGAAGTTTCCGCTGATGCCTGAGGCTAAGATCATCCGCGAGTGGGTTACCGCTCTGCGTTCGGGTGAGTACCAGCAGGCGCGCAACACGCTGCACCGCATCGAGGCCAACCCGGGCGCGGTCGACGAGGCGCAGCGCACCGAGGGTATGTGCTGCCTTGGCGTGCTGTGCGACCTCGCCGTAAAGGCGGGTGTTATCCCTGAGCCGGGGATCATCGGTCACGCCGCCGAGCAGAACGGACGGTACGCAGAGTACGAAGGCGACTGCGCATTCCTGCCGGAGACGGTGAGGTACTGGGCCGGGCTGGCCGAGGTTGCGCCGCGCGTGAATGTTCCGACCGAGGGTATCGACGGTGTGGACTACGAGAGCCGCAATCTTCCTGACCTGAACGACCTGGAAGGTTACGGGTTCGACCAGATCGCCGACCTGATCGAGGGGACTTGGCTTGCTGACTCTGACGCAGGCCAGCCGGCTTAAGGGTCAGGCAGGCAAGAAGCTTCCGGATGTCTGGTCGTCATGGGAACAGAACAAGGTAGCCTTCCGCCGGGGTCAGCTTCACCTGATCGTCGCCGCCCCTGGTGTTGGGAAGTCTGTCCTCACCTTGAGCTATGCCTTGCAGGCGAAGGTGCCAAGTCTGTACATCTCGATGGATACGGACCCGTTCACTACGTCTGTTCGCGCTGTGTCGGCGCTGACACAAGTGACGCTAGACCAGGCTGAGGCAGGGCTTGACCAGGAGTTCGCGTTCGCAGTGAATGCACTGGCCGAGGCGGGGAAGACGTTGCGTTTCGCTTTCCCTGCCTCACCTGGTATGGCTGATCTGTTCCAGCACATTTACGCGTACGGGGAATCCGAGGGCGCATGGCCTGAGCTGATCATTATCGACAACCTTGCCAACATCGCGTTCGAATCCGATGAGTTCGGGGAGATGCGGACGATGATGGCCGATCTGCAAACGATGGCGTCCAAGACCAAAGCCGCGGTTGTGGTGCTGCACCACTCGACCGGGTTGTACGAGGACGGACACACGCCTATCCCGCAGTCGGGTGTCAACGGCAAGGTCAGCAAGTTCCCGTCGATGGTGGTCACGCTCTGCCGTGGCAACGACACCGAGCTGTATGTATCGGTGGTGAAGAACCGCTTCGGCCCTGCTGATCCGTCGGCGTACAAGGTGCGTGCACCCCTGGCCGTGGATTATTCACGGATGCAGGTGAGAGACACCTACATTCTCAGCGACACGAGGGACGCAGCATGAAGGATCCAACGATCATCGACCCGATCGTGGACAGTATCGAACCGCTAGCCGAGCTGTTCATCGAGTACACCCACCTCTCGCCCGAGCAGGCTAAGGCTATGGCTGCCGGGATGCTGGAGTTTGTGTGGGGTGCTGACGCTGTTGGTGCTCGGTGGGATACGGAGCAGTGACATACAAGGTGGCCGGTAGTCTGCTTGCATTGCGTGCGCAGGTGGACGCCGGCTTTCCTCGTCGGTCCAAGCTGTCGGACGGCACGATCGGGAATGCTGAGCACGCGTCGCGTGACTCGGACCACAACCCGTGGTACCTAGTCGGTGGTATCCCGTACGTGACGGCGCTCGACATCACGCACGATCCTGTCAACGGCGTGGACTGCGTCAAGCTGGATGACGTGTTGTGGGGTGCGAAGGATCCGCGTATTAAGTACTGGATCTGGAATGGGTACATCACCTCGGGCGACGCTGGTCCGCAGCCTTGGTACGCACGCACGTACAGCGGCCCGAACAAGCACACTAAGCACATGCACATCTCGGTGAAGGCTGAGCCGGCTTCGCTACTGCAAGCTGACTGGAATCTGGGAGGACTGTTCGCTATGCCTATCGGCGCTAGCCCTGCTGATCTGTGGGGTTTCCCTGTTCACGACCTGTACACCAGCAACCCGGCTGACGTGATGCCTGCTGGTGTGGCGCTGGAGTGGGCGGTAAGGCACGCAGCACTGGCCAACGAGGCAGCACAAGCCGCACTCACTACCGTGCAGCGTATCGAGGCTGCGCAGCAGCGACTGGAAACCAAGCTTGACTACCTGGCGTCGCACTGGATCGGAGAGGCATGACTAACCCGGAGAAGTTCGAGCTGTTCGAGTCTGATGTCTGGCCTGTCGCTGATGACGACGACGATTTCTGGGGAGGGTGGGAGACCGACGATGCCGAGGCGTACCCGCGTGCAGATCGAGAAGGCGACGAGACTCAGCGCAGCTAGGCATGCGGCGCACATCTGGAAGACGTACGGAATCACAGCTCTTGAGTACGCGTGCATCCTCGACTACCAAGGCGGACGGTGCTACATCTGTCAGCGTGCAACAGGTGCCCGGCGACGGTTGGCTGTTGATCATTGCCATAGCACCGGTGTGGTACGAGGATTGTTGTGCCGACCTTGCAATAGAATGTTGGGACACGCACGCGATCGAACAGATTTCTTCTATCGGGCGGCAGAGTACCTGGCCTCACCGCCTGCACGAGAACTAGGGCTAGACCGAGTGGTACCCGATGCTGGGTAGGTCGCGCATGATTCATTGGTCATTGTGCGCATGTCGGAATTGCGTAGGCCACGCACGCCGAGGGAACAAAGCGTACAAGCGGATGCTCAAGCGGCGTATGCGCAAGTGGGAACGCAAGCTGTGGCGTAAGGAGTTGACGTGATCGAGCTGTACTCAGGCCACAACGGGATCGTGAAGGCGGTGCGGCAAGCAGTAGCCGGCGTGTGTGAGGTCGAGGTGCACTCCCCGCCCCGTAAGGACGTGATGCGTGGCTCGTTCGACCTGGTCGCTACGACCGGCCAGCTCAACGCCGGGCTGGAGAGGTTCGCTGCGCAGTTCGGGGCTATGCCGCTCGTGCTGCCAGAAGCTGCCGCATACCTGGGGGAGAAAGGGAATCGCGGCTACGTAGCCGTACTTGGCGCCGACTATAGGGACGTGAAGTTTTGATCACCTACAAGCCTGAGCCTGTCGACCCTGCCGACCTGGCCCCCGGTGCTAGCTACTGGGCTGAGCTGCCCGGCGGGCAGGTCCGTCTGGGCAAGTTCGAGTACCAGTCAGGCGAAGGGTTCTTGTATTTCGAGTACGGCAATTTCATGTCGGGTGTTGGTCTGCGGTTCTACGAGGTGCCCGAGTGAGCTGGCCTTGCCCGGGATGCGGTACCTCTACGCCTGACGGGAACTGGTGTGGCTGTGCCACGTCGAACGTTCGACCGGGTTGAGAAATATGACATAGGCCCCGTCCTGGAATACCTAGGCGCCACACTCCCGTACTCACGCCGAGGTGGATGGCAGAAGATGCGGTGCTTCCTTCACGCCGATCAGAACCCGTCCGCCTCGGTCAACTTTCTGTCCGGATACTTCCGCTGCTTCTCGTGCGGTGTGTTCGAGGATGCGATAGGACTATTGCAACATGTCGAAGGCACAGACTTTAAAGCTGCCCACGAAGAAGCGCAGAGACTATCTGGCGAAGGCGACGGACAGATACGTCGGAACAATAGCCCCCGTCACACCTTATTTGGCGAGTAGAGGTATCACGATCGAGACTGCTACTCGGTGGCGCCTCGGGTATGTAGCTGACCCGCTGCCGGGACACGAAGACTACATCGGCAGGCTTGCTATCCCGTACCTGACACCAGCCGGCACACTGATGTTCAAGTTCCGGTGCATCCAAGAGCACGACTGCAAAGAAGCGAAGTGCGTCAAGTACCTTGGCGAAGCCGGCGAGGTGCCACGCTTGTTCGGGGTATGGAACTTTAGGCACGACGCACAAACGATAGCGCTCACGGAAGGGGAGCTTGATGCCATCGTGGCAACACAAGCAGGTGTACGGGCTGTCGGTGTCCCTGGTGCAACGCAATGGCAAGGTTATTGGGATCACCTTTTCGAGGGGTACGACGAAGTGGTACTACTCCGCGACGGTGATGCGGCGGGCCGAGCGATGAGTGAAACGCTAGCGGGTCGTTTGCCAAACTTGCGTTCAGTCAAGATGCCCGAGGGTGAAGACGTCTCGTCGTTCGTGTGCACGCACGGAGAGGAGGCGTTGCGAGAGAGGATCAAAGTGTGAAGCTGTTTGTCGGGTACCGCACCGCTGCCACCGTCGAGCGCCAGGCGGGCATGCTCAACCCTGCCGACCAGGTTCAGTACGAAGGCGTGGTGTTTCGGGATGGCACGGTTGTGGTTCGCTGGCTGACCACGTTCGGCTCGCACTCCGTGTGGGATTCGTTCGCATCGTTCTCTAAGATCCACGCCTCGCAGCCTGGCGACCGTATCGAGTGGGTCAAGGCGGAGGAGGGCAAGGTGATTGTCATGGACGATGGCGACACGCTCAGCTACCCGCGGTGCGACCCGTTCAGCATGACTCCGGGCTACCCGTTCTGATGACCGGCAGCTCGTGGGCATACCCGATCGCGGGCCAGGTCGCGCAGTTCCCCGAAGGGGACGCAGAGTTTGACGTCAAGATGCACTACTTCACCAAAGCGCGCGAGCAGTACACCCCGAGCGGCGTGCTGCGCAGTATGGCTTTGTTCATCGACGGGCTAGAAGAGACGCAGTCAGTCGAGGCGATGTTCGTTTACCCTGAGTTCACCGAAGGCTACGGCCAGGGCTGGGCTGGCATGGTGGCTGTGTACCACGATCGGCCGGCCGCATGACCGCGCCTACCCGACGTCGCCGGGCTGACCCTGACAAGCGAAGCAAGCTGCCGAAGGCTACGTGTGGTGGATGCGCTTTTACCTGGCAGTCGATGAGCCTCGCGCACTGCGGTGCGTGCCATCACTCGTTCGGTTCGGTGGATCTGTTCGACAGGCACCGAGATCAGCACGGCCCGCACGGTGCGTGTGTGCTGCCGAAGCGGGAAGGCATCACGTTGGTTCAGGGTGTGTGGCGTGAGCAGCCTAGGGAGTGGACGTGAACAAGACCGTGATGGTGATGCCGGATGTACACGTGCCGGATCACGACCTCGCTGCACTGGCTGCCTTCTTGCACGCTGTCGATGCGATCAGGCCGGACGAGCTTGTTATCATCGGGGATTTCATCGACTGTAAGGCACCGGCTAGGTGGAGCAAGCAGACCGCAGCCGAGTACGCACAGACCCTGCCTCTTGAGCTGGACGCAGGCAAGGAACTGCTAGCCCTGATTCGGAGTAGCTATGACGGGCGTATCGTCTTTATTCCAGGGAATCACGAAGCCAGGATCAGTACGTATGTCACGACGTACGCCCCGGCCGTGGCTGGGTTGGTGCCCTCACTGCCAGAGCTGCTGGATTTCGACAGGTTCGACGTTGCATTCAGCCCCGGCGTATACCATGTCGCCCCAGGGACGGTGGCTATTCACGGCAAGATGCTGTCCAGTGTGCTCGGGGCGGCCGGTCAGTCGGCATTTAAGGAACGTATGCGCCACGGCTACAGCGTGGTTCAGGGTCACACGCACCGTCTTGGTATTGGGTATGACACTCAAGACCGTACTCGTTTCTGGATGGAGTGCGGCCACCTTTACGACGTGGCGAAAGCGGGGTACCTCGACTTTGCTAGCCAGGCGAACTGGCAACACGGGTTCGGGGTCTTGCACGTGCGGGGCGACGACGTCTTTCCTACAGTACATCGCATCAGTAACGGACACTCCGCATTCGAGGTCGCGGCATGAAGCGCACGGCTAACGCAATCAGCTACACTCTGCTTAACTTTCGGTATGGTTCTTTGATCCTGCCGGTAGGTGTTGTTGCCTACCTGCTCGGCGTCCCGGGCCTGCTGGTTGTTACGGCTGTCGTCCTGCTTGCGGGTGCGTTCGCTGCCGAGGTGGTGACTAGCATTCTTAACGGCATTCACACCGCCATGCTGATCCACCACCAGCAGCACGACGAGTCGGTTATGTGGGACGAGCTGGCACGGTACGCAAACACAGGAGGACTAGACGATGGCGAAGGCACCGCCCCCGAAGGGGAAGACCCCAGCGAAGGGGAAGGGCAAGCCGCCCGGTAAGGCGGACAAGTCCACCGGCAAGGGGTTTGTTCCCTTCGGTAAGGAAGGCATGCAGGATCGGGGCGTGAAGAAGGCGCCACCTAAGAAGGCAGCGCCTAAGAAGAAGTAAGCTCGCGCGCAAGGTCGCACGCAAGGTGAACGACCGTGAATCGTTTGAGGTGAGAGTCCTCCGCCTTGCGCGCTTGACTCGGCGGTGTGTCACACCGCCCGGCCCCTGCCTCCCTGGTCACCCTCTCCACCAGGTCTGAGGCAGGGGCCGCTTTGCGCTACGACACACCTTGCCCGATGCTGAACGCGATCAGGCTGAGAAAGAACACGATCGTCACCAGGTCGGATGTCGACCAGCGCTGCCGGTTACACCCGCACGACCACGAACGGTGCACATCGCACCACACGCTGCGCTTGAACGCGCCGACGTTGCACGTACAGTTCCTCGGTGCGCAAACCATGCATCGATACGTCATCTCATCCCTTGCACCCAGACTCGTGCGCAGACTTGGCCGCTTCTGCGTCCGCGAAGTCATCAGAAGATCCACCAGCGCCGCAACCTTTCGCGCACGACCAGCTCCACACACCGTCACTCTTCCTCTCTTAGCGTCCCCGTGAACAATCCATTTTGTGCTGCGGGTGCACCATCTTGCATTGACGACACGACCATTGCCCGCGTGTAGTGAACGTGTCGCCGGCGTGGTGGTGCATGCTGTCCTCGTGGTACGGGCGGGTCAGCTCGATCAACCGCAGGATCTGGATCACTTCGTGTAGCGCGAGCTGCTGGCCTGCGTTGTATCCGACCTGACCAGCCTCGCGCAGCAGCGCACCGATCACGAGCCGGGCGGTCTCTGAGTCGAACACCTGCACCCACGGCAAAGCCAGCGCCATCACACGTTCGTCAGTGGTATCGATCTGTTCACGCACGCTTGCACCACCAGACACGCAGCCGCTTGATCATCGCTTGTTCCTCCGGTCCATGAACTTGCCGCCCAACCACCAACCCCACGCACGGGCGAAGCCGAGCACGAGGATCAGTACGCATAGCTCGGCGGGAGTCACGACCCGTACACAATCTTGATCCGGTCCCAGTCGGCGGGGTACATCACACCGTAGTGCCGCTTGAGCGAGGACAGGCACAGCTCGTACGCGATACCGCCGCGCACGTCCCCTTCCGCGTACGCTTTCGCCATGTCCTTCTCGAACATCTCGGCCAGGTTCTTAGCCTCGGTCTTGAGGTAGCCGGTCGTCAGCCGGATCGGCTCAGCCTTCGCCGCAAAAGCCATCGTCGTCTCCATCCCTCTCGCCGGGCAGGCACGGGTGACCGGTGTTCCCGGTCCGCTTCTTCTTGCTGGTGTTCACGTCCGGATCAGGGTCCGGGTCGGCAGCCGGTGGTGGCGGCTGCGTGGTTGCAGGCGCGGGTCGTGTCGTCACCGGCACAGGGCGGGGAGCTTGCGTCGTGCGCTTCGGAGGCGGCGGGGTAGTCACAGGCGGGTGGCCGGGCGGGGTCACCGAAGGCAGCGTCACCGGCGCAGTAGTAGTAGGCAGCGGGATCACCACCGCAGGCAGCGGGGCACGTGTTGTCGTAGGCGGTGGGCTGGTCGCCCGGCCTGGCTTGCCGCACTGAGCCAGCAGCACGAGCACACACCCGACCACAACAAGACCTACGATAATTCTTTTAGTACGCACGCACCCCCGGCGGGATTCGAACCCGCACCCTCTCCGTTTCATAGACGGATGACTCTGCCAATTCGTCCACGGGGGTTAGCGCCGTCCGTATCCCTAACCTGGCCTGATAGTTGCCGAACATGTGGTGTTGATATGGGAGACCACGACAAGTACCACTGAGCGCCGGGATACGGACGGCTTTGCGGGTGGCATATCGCTACGCCACCGTGGGGGTGGCGGGACTCGAACCCGCCTCTACCTGCTGTCATGCTTTGTACCTAACGCTTGTAGGTACGCGCGAGTGAGTGACAGGAAATCCTGTGAGGTCCCGCTGAAGCATGCACTACTGCAAGTGTGCACTCGTACACTAAACCCCCTGCGCGCCGAGCAGGCTCGGCGCTACTGATAGCGCGGGCGGGACCGGTCATGTAGTCGCATCGCAGCCAACCAGCCCGCTGCAATAACCGGTCCTCTTCTGTGGCTGTCCGTGCGACTGGTGGTTGCCGCCTTACGCCCGCGCTTGTTCAGATAACCCGCAGCGCGGCGAGCAGCACCGACACGGCTACCGACCCGCCCAACCCTGCGACCGCGAGGCACACCCGCTCAAGGCGCAGGTTCGCTGCGCGCCGACGCACCAGCCACCGACGGTTGATCTCACGCTGGTCGGCTGCGAGCCCGGCCTGCTGGTGCTGGTTCACGATGCCTGCGCCTGCTCGTACGCCTTGATCATGTCCTCGGTCGGCTTGCGCCGTGAGTGGTGGATCGTGAATCCGTTGGACCGGGCCCACTCCAGCACCACCTTCGGAGGGGGCATGATTCCCTTGTCCACCCGAGGGACAGACGTGAGCGTGCGCTTGTTGCCGCCGGTGTTGCCGCCGTGCACCTCGCACCCCTCCAGGTCCTCGCACTCGTCGCGGTGGTGTCCGTACGTTGCCGGCTGTGGCTTCTCGTCCCGCTTGTCGTACGCCTCAAGCAGCGCAGCCGGGATGCGCCCGCGGTCGGGGACCTTGAACCCGTGCTCACGACCCCACGCGCGGACCAGGTCGTTGTCCTCACGCTTCACTGCCTCGACGCGTGAGCGATGACCCACCCTGCCTGGCCTGTTCGTCGGGTTGGCGAGGCGCCCGGCGTCGATGTGACGGGCCAGCGTGGTGACGAACTCCTGGATGTGGTCGTCGTTCAAGTCCACCGAGTACCACTTCCCGGCGTATCCGAACAAGACCGTACCGGTAGCCTCCGTCTCACCGTCCAGGTCGTCGACCAGCGTGCGAGTGATCTTCTCCATCGATACATCTCCTGTTGACAAGGCCAGCATTCAGGCTGGCACCTACGATTCGAACCAACCTAGCGGAACAGCACAGCGAGGACAACAGCACCGACCGACACAAGCACAGTCAGTACGAGCATCAACGCTGCCAGCCAGCGCAACCCCGGCGGTGGGCCAGCCGGGTCCGGGTGCGGAGCCGACCAGTTCCGACTCACGTCCACTCCCCGTTCTTGCCGAGCATGCGGTTGATCGCCTCGACTGCGGTGCCTAGGTTGTCGAACGATCCGGCCCACCCGTTGCCGAGCGTGGCTCGGTACGTGCCACCCGCCTGCATCGAGATGAAACACGGGCCGCACACCCACACACCCCAGCCGTACGACACCGCCACGTACGGCGTACGCATCAGCTATGCCTCTGGCGCAGCTCGCTAACCGAGGCGCCCAACACCCAGCGGCGAGCCTCAGTCAACGCGCCCGGGTCACCACCCGCGACGACCGGGTCCAGCCAGAACGTGATCGCCTCGACACACGGACGACACCTTGCATCCTCACGAGCTGCATCGTCCGACTCGTACACGCCACGGACCGCACGCGGGATACCGAGCGGGCCCTCGTTGGTGCAGTCGATCGTCGCGCACTCACGCACCGCAGCCAGCTCGTCAGGCACACGGTGCCTCGGCTGATACACGACAAGAAACCCCGCCGTATCCACCACACTCATACTTGCCGCTCTCCTTCGCTGCTGCTAGCTCACGGCGAACGCTAGTACTAGACCAGCGCTGCCGAAAACAAACAGATCAGACGACGTGGTTACAGCTCGGACAGCAGGTGTTCAGGCGCTGCGTACGGGCACGGATCGCGTCATCCTGCCTCTGCTTAGCGGACAGCTTGTTCACCGCCGCCCACACCATGGCGTCGCACTCCCGCTCCGTCTTGCCGCACGTGCGGCACTGCTTGTTGGTCAGATCCATTACCCCTCCAAGTAGGTCACGTACGCGAGGTTCAGGTCTGCGTACGGGTTGAACGTCATCGACCGGGGTGCACGGTCACCAGCCGGCATAAGCAAGGCAGCGACCAGGGCGACGACGGCCAGCACCTCAGCCACACTCGTGCTCTTCGGCTGCGAGGACCACGTAGTCCAGCTCCACCACATCGTGCGTCCACATCCCGATGTCACCACCACACGTGACGTGCCTGGCTGTGATGTAGCTGCGAGCCAGCGCGCGAAGCTCGACCTCGGAAAAGTCCTCGATCATCAGCTCTTCCCCTCGTACCGGTCCATCACAACACGCATGCAGTCGGTCGGGTGGTGGTGACGCTCGTACCCGAACTCGGTGGTGTACATGCCCCAGTTGCTGCCCCACCCACGCCCGTCGTAGCTCACGGTCTGCACCGTCTTGCCGTTCAGTTGAACGTGGTACTCGGCCGGCGTGCGCTGGACCAGCGCCCACCCCTTGACGTGCTGCCAGGCCGACGGCAGGTACCCACGCTTCGGCGCAGACAACCACGTGTCGAGGTCGGTGAACGCGTCGCGCGCCTGGTCGAACAGTTCGTGGATCCATGCACCCTGCGGGGTGCCGTCGCCTCGCTCGTCCTCCCATTCGCTGACCGCCTCGCGCAGCCGGGCCAACGTCTCGTTCGGGTCACTCATGTCCTGCTCCTGTCACTCGGATACACACGACAGGCACGGGACCCTCGGCCCACGCACCCATCGAACACACCCGAACGATCAGCTCACGATCGACTCGCACTCCCAGCACGTCACCGGGTCCGAGGTCGGCTCCGGTGCACACGCAGGCATCATCGCGTTGCCGCACACCGGCGTCATGCCCTCGGCTGCGTGCACCACGTCGTCGTAACGGACGTTCATCTCTGTCTCCTGTCACTCAGCTTCGCTGGGTACCTCGGTCCGGAGGGCAGACGCGTTACGCGCGCACGCCTGCCCACCAGGCCCAACTACCCGACGTGCTTGCCCAGCGTGCCGCCATCCTCGCCGCACCCGCACCATGCGCGGATCCAGTCCTCCGGATCCATGCCGTCGATCAGGTACTCGTTGCCGCTGTAGAACAAGTCGGCGGAGGTGAGGTCGAACCCGTGAACATCCGCGAGCGTCAGCCACACGAGCCGCAGCTCAGCCAGCGCCATCTGCCGCGACGGGAACCCACCCGCCACGATCACGCCGTCATCCTCGACCAGCGCGTACGTAGCCGGTTCACCCTCGGCCAGGTCGAGGTCAACCACCGAAACAAACATCACTCCACCACCCCGGCATCCGAGAGGAACAGCGCCTGACCGTACGTGTGCCCGATCCGCTCCGCCCCACCCGCGACCGGCGTCACGTTCCACGACAACGCCATGCGCAGCCCGGTCGCGTCGTCGACCACCTCGAACCCGTCATACTCCACCGGCGTATCGGCCAGCAACTTGCGCAACTCACCAACGGTCATGACTGCCACTCCTTCGCGTCTGAGGAACCATGGCAAGACAGGGACCCTGCGCCCCTGCCCCACCACGAGCTGCTCAGACGTAGCACCGCACCTCAGCCACCGTGCGGTCCGAGATGCGCGACCACAACCCGTCGAACAGCGGGACGTACCCGGTGCACGCGAGGTGGTCGACCGCAGCCAGCAAGGTGCCCGCATCAATCGCACCCTGCTCGACACCACCGCGGCGAATCACGATCCAGACCTCGGCGTAGTCGGCGACCTGCGTGGTGCTCATGCTGCGAGGTGCTTCGCGGAGGTGTGCTTCCTGCGCTTGCGGTGCTTACCCGGCATGTCCTGTCTCCTGTCACTCGGTGCTGCTGACAGGAAGAACACTACGGGCCAGGCCAGGGCTGCACAGCCGCCAAACGGAGCAATCGTGGGAAATCTGGATTAGGCCGAATGCGCAGCCGGCGTGCAGGCCACCTGGAGAGGAGACGAACGCGTACGCGCGATACACCACGCCGGCCTGGCACGCCAGGTGTGTCACCCGAATAGCGTATCGGCATCCGGCGCAATCGGCGAGGTCCCGGAATTAGACCGAATGGTGGCTGTGCTGCCATGATCAACTGGATAGGCTTGAGGCTTCGCTACCACGTATATCAACAGGGATACCGGGCAGGCAGAGGTGGGAGGGGGGCGGGGGCGCGGGAATGATGATCATAACATGTGTATTTGCGCAGGTCAGAGGCTTGCACCGCGCGCGCGAGCTGGCCCGGGGCCGGCGCCGGGGTGACCTGGGTGTTTATATATGTGTGTGTATATATATGTAACTACCCTCGACGATTTTTCCGTCGATACCCGTACATAGGGGGTACAGGGGGGGTAGTCCTCCCAGGTTCCACGTGAAACACCACTCGCCTTACACGCGTTCCCGCGCCCATTCGACGCCTTCGGCGGTGAGCCGGTAGGTGTACGGGTCGGAATATCTTTGCCCACGTCGGCGGTCCATCATGCCGTCTCTGACGAGCGAGCGTACGCTGTAGTACACCTGTTCGTGGTCGCCGTTGTGGACGAGTGAGGCGAGCTGGCGTGTGGTGTGTTCTTCGTCTGGGTCGCGCAGCATCACCTCGCAGATCGCTCGTCGTAGCGGGGTCATCTCGGTGGGCTTGTCGGTTTTGCGCGGCCTCACTCGGTTCCCTCCACGATGGGCAGGACGTAGTTGCTGTCCATCAGCATTCCCCGCAGGTGCAGATCTGGTCGGGTCCAACCATGCGGGCTTGTTGGGCGTACCCGTTTGCGACGCGTGCGACGTCGAGGCCGGTGGTGTTGTTGGTGACGACGACGCTCTGGCCTTCTTGGCGGGGGGTGAACTGCGCCTGGTCGAGCAGGTCTCGTGGGTGCAGCATCTCTAGTTCTCCTTGTTGTAGCAGGGGCACTTTTCCAGCGTGACGAGCAGGTTGCCGAACCGGTCTTGAAGCGGGAAGGGCTTGGTGCGGCAGTATTCGTGAAAGTCGTGTTGGGGGCAGGGGCAGACCGCGCCGCCTACCGGCTCGCTAAACTCCATGATGTGACCTCCGTCACAATCTTGTCAGATCGGGAATAAGCCTGGTTTCAAGCTTGTTCTGTAGTAGGGGGAACCCGCAGGAGGGGGTCAAGTTGGCTGGTTGGGAGCGACCCCCAGGGAGCGAAGGTTAGAAGACTAGAGCGCCTACCGGCCGGCGCTAGAAGACGTAACAAGACTTAACTTCGCTTCGCTCAGTTGTTAGGGAGAGGTCTGCTCTCGGTGACTCCGGGCCGAGCTGTTGGCCAAGGACTAGTTTCTAGCCCCGGCTGCCTCACCTCCCCGGTCTCGACGTTCTTGTTCCAATGCCTAGGTTCGTCGCCTCCTTCTACGGCCCACAGCTTCGCTGCCGCTGTCGCTCGTAGCAAGGTCACCTCGCCCCGGCCGAAGTAGCAAAACCCCGCGGTGCAATACGAGATGTCGCTTCGCGGAACTTTCACCAACCGGTAGTTAAAGATCATCGGTCGGATGATGTAATACGACTCCGAGTCTTCGGCTGCGAGGATGCCCCACTCTTCTAGCGTGTAGGTCATTTCTTCACCCCTCCTACGTGGCATCGGATACTGCTAGAGCCCCGGTCGCGTGCGCTCCCGCCGTGGTAAATCTCAACGTCGTGAATCATGGTTGCTCCACTCTGCGATAATCCGGCTTGTCTTCCTGCGGTGATATTCAGCCCTGGCGAGAAACACCCACGACAACCAGATCATCGCCCAGGTTGCCCACGTAATCGCGTTCATTCGGTCCTCTTCGGCAGCGTTCGGTTGATCGGGCCACGGCTGCTCCACTCTTTGTACGTCTGGATTCCCAGCTCGGTGATCCGGTACCGAAACTGGCGGCCGCCTGCCATGTCTCGTTCGAGCAGCTTGTGTTGAGACAGACCGTTCAACGTGTCGTTGTGGATCCAGTCGTACGTCCTGGCCATCATTTCTGCTTTGACCCACCACTTTTCGGCGTCTTGAACCAGCACAGCCATAAGCTGCACCCGCTGCTCGGTTCTGTTGATTCTGTTCACCTAGCCCAACTCCCTGTTTCCCGCCACCGCCGCCGCGCCGCGGAGTTGTCTTCGGTGCACGGCCAGCATCTGCACGACCAGGCTTGGTACGTGGTGTACATCCCGTGCCGCCACGGCCCGTCTGGTGGTAGCCACGGCTGGACTAGCCGGCCGTCAACTAGCCTGAGCAGCTTTTTCCGCTCGTAGTATTTCATCATCTTGTGCTCAGTGGCAGCCCGTCGACACAACGCGCACGTGCAGTTGTAGTTTATGCGCATGCTCAGGGTTCCGTGCTCCGGCATTCGTCCTCTCCTTTATAAGAAACGCCCCTAGCCGGGGGGTCTGGGGCACCAGGTCCGACTAGAGGCGTCTCATTCCCGTCAGGGCAGGGGTTAGTCCCTAACGGTGGCTTTTCCTCCAGCGCATCGCCGCCCAGGTGACGAGCACGATCATCACCAGGTTGGGCACGATCCAGAACGGCGAGTTCACGATCGCGTCGGCGAGCCCCAGCCCCAGCACGCCCATCGACACGACGTACACAAACTGTGCTTGCGGGGTGGTTAAGGGTTCTCGGCTCACAGGCGCCTCTCTCGTAGTCTGGCCCGCTCTAGCTCTGCTGCTGCCGCGATAGCGCCCGGGTCCCGCAGCAGCCGCTCCATACCATCCCAGTACAGCGCGTGCAGCA